AGGATCGCAGTGGAAAATCGATCAAAACATCAGACCAAGAGCAGTCTCCGAAGACCTGATTCTTGATAGTGGGAAGTCATATTCCACCCCCTTATTTAATTACAGATTAGATATGGGGTCTGCTATACATGAAGAACACATTGACATTTTTCATAAGGGAAGTAACAATGCTCTCGCTGATTTTTGGAGGGAGCAAGGTGCTGATGTAAATGTTGATGAAGTCATGCAATTAGACGAGTATTGTGGTAGAATACCACCATCAGTATATTTCAATCAAGCAAAAGAGGATTTAAAAAATGCCTGAAGTTGTACTTCCAGATAATGAAAAGACACCTAAAGCAGGTAGTGGTGCTGTCCCAGAACATAATATACCTTCACCCCCACAGAATCGTCCATTAGAAATGAAAGACTATCAAGGCATTGGGGTCTTTGAAAATGGTATGCCAGATGATGTATGTGATGCAGTCATATCATCGTTTGATCATTGGTATTCATGTAAATATATTGTGAACGATTCTGTTACACATAAGACCATGGCAACGACTAAGGATGGGAATGATATAGTCAGTTCGATTGACACTGGTTTTGCGGGCGATAAACAATTTCCACAAGGTAATCTAGGTAGAAAAGATACACAATTATTTTTAGAGACACATGATAAAGCAATGGCACTTGCCCTTGCATCATGGTTAGGTGATGCGTTTAAGATTTACACTGATACGTATAGAGGTGTACTAGAGGGTGATCCTCTATCATCATGGACATACAAGGTACAGAAAACACCACCAGGTGGTGGATATCATGTATGGCATTGTGAGGATAGTGGTTTTATCTATAGAGATAGGGTGTTGACATGGATGGTTTATCTCAATGATATTCCTAGAGAAAATGGTGGTGCCACTGATTTTTTACATCAACAATTATCATTCCAACCAAAGAGGGGAACAATGTTATTTTGGCCTGCATCATACACACATATGCATAGAGGTGCATTTTTGACAGGTGATATTGATAAGTACATAACAACAGGATGGTTCTGTAGAGAAGCACCTCGGAACCCATGATAATATTCACCACCAATATAAACGCTTACGACAACATCCCCGATCATTTTTATGATGGGGATGTCAAGTATGTGATGTTCTATGATAAACCAATAGAACAAAAAGGTCCTTGGGAATTTATAAAATTAGATTGTAAATATAATCATCCTGTACTAAATGCCTACCATACAAGGTGCAATTCACACCTATGGTTTGATGAACCTCATGTGTGGATTGATGGATGTTATACCATGACAGAGGAGTTTGTAAAAAACTCTAAAGAATTTTTAGAGAAGAATGAAATAACTTTGATGAATCACCCTGACAAGAGAACATTTCTAAGGGAGATTATGAAGTTGTATAGATGTGGGTTTGTTCCAGAGAGTCGTCTCATAAAATTTTGTGAGGATCTACATGATATTGGATTCAATCCAGAGTTTATGGATCACACAATTAATTGTTGTATATGGAGAAACAGCACCCCAAAAGTAAAGGAATGGAATGAGAGATATTGGTATTGGTATGAACACTATGAATTATTTCATGGTTGTCAAATCACCAGTGCCATTGCTGAATGGGAGGTATATGGTAAATTATTACCGAGAGTAGATGTGCAGGTAGATTTATTTAAATCTACAAGATCAAAATCCTATCCACACTCTTATGATCTTACTAATCATCAGAATGAAGAAAATTTTAAAAAGAAAATATGTAACATTATGAACCTTCCAGTAAGAGATAATTTACCATATTATTCTGGAGAGGAAATTGATGGGCAACTTATTGTATACACATGCATAACAAATGAACATGATGTATTACCAGCACAGAGTTATTTTGATCCAGATGTGAGGTATGTTTGTTTTCACGACGGTACGGTTGATCAGACTGTAAAAGAATGGGAGTATATTGAATTGGATTTACCTATAGAAGATCCAAGAGATTATGCATTCTATGTTAAATCAAATCCGCATGAATTTTTTCCTAAGAATTCATTCACTGTATGGATTGATGCATGTTTTGTTTTGACAAAACAATTTATAGAAAATAGTAAAAAATCATTTCCATTTAGTGTTCTCAGACATGGTGGCAGATTTTCATATTATGATGAGATGTTAGAGGGATTTACATGTGCATTTTTTGGATATGATGATGCTATAAACCTTTCTAAATCTCTCAAAGAATCTGGATATATTTTCAAAAAATATTCTAAACCTCAATGTACAATATTGTGGAGAATGTTGACTGATGAAATGAAAGTATTCAATGAAACATGGTACAGGTGGGGGAGTCGTGGATATAATCGTGACAATATTCCATTCGATGCATCCATACAATTTACAAACTTAATTCCAAAATTTTATGACAATAGAGATGACAGTGGTATAGAATTGGGATTCTATAATAAGGTGGGACGAAGAAAGAAACATCCACAACACGGAGATAAAAAACAATATCTGTTGAAAGATAAATTTTTAGATGACTTAAAGGAGATCACAAATTTATCTAAGTTCAATGCCATATACACTGGACATGATTTTTATATGAAGTACTTTGATATAATATGATAATCTATACTTGTCTTACAAATGATTATGTAAAACTTCCAGAACACATGCCATCTGGTGCAGAGTACTATGTATTTGGTGTAGATGATCCACCACATCCGTGGAAACCATTACCATATGCAAAACATATCAAGGATCCAGTAAGATCATCAAGATATCATAAGATTTACTGTCCGTTTGAAGAGAGTGTATATATTGACGCTACTAAATTGCACTTGATAAATGATAGTTTTATTGAATTAAGTGAACACATTTTAAATAATCATGATTTTTATATCATGAGGCACCCACATAAACATACTTATCTTGAAGAGTGTGCTGAGTATGTTCACAAAGGTTGGGTCGATGAAGAGACACTCATAGATTTCACTGTAGAAGCAAAGAATAAGGGATATAAATTCAACGACCATTTCTCACCTTTATGTACAATATTGTGGAGAAGAAATCAATGGGACTTCAATGATTTGTGGTGGGAATGGTATATGAAAGGAGGTGTAAGAGATCAATTATCATTTTCTGTAGCACTACAACTTTCAAAAGTGAAATATGAATGGGAAGAATCAAGACAACTATTAAATTTATTTACAGATGCAGAACCTGATGGTGTCTGGTGGAAAAATCGTGCAGGTGACTATCAATATTTTGACAAAATAGATCCTGATAATCTAGTAAATATGTTATGTGAAATAACAGGTTTGAAAAAAATGTTTAGATATCGTGCTGCTATTTTTACAAAAACAGGAGAACTTATTATTGGTGATCGTGGTAAGTATTGGCCTAAAGATTATCATTCTCTTGATATTATAAGTGGGAGGAGAAATCATTGATCATTTATACTTGCATCACCAATGGGTACGATGAAATACCTGATGAACATTACTATGACCCAGACATAAAATATGTTTGCTTTACCGATGGAACAATCAAGAAGAAAGGTGCTTGGGAATTTAGAGAAATACCCATAGAGCATGAGTGTCCCAGAAGGAGGTCTGCTTATCCAAAAATAAATCCACACAAATTATTTCCAATAGGATCTAAAGTCGCATGGATAGACGGGTGTTATATCATGACAAAAAAATATGCTGAACAATGTAAAAAAATTTCTTCAGAATATGATTTTGCAATCATGAGACACACTGAAAAGTTTACTTTTTATGATGAGATACTAGAAGGATTTCTTGGTAATATGAATTCATGGGATGATCAAGTGACGATAACAAGACTTATGAAAGAAAATGGTTATAATTTTAGAGAATATTGTAGTCCTGTGCTTGGAAGTTTTTGGAGAACAATTACAGAGGACATTTTTGAATTTCATGATTTATGGTGGATGTTTTCATTGATTGGTCCTAATAGAGATCAATTATCTTTTGATCTTGCTAGACAAATGACTGATCTAAATCTTCATTTTATAGAAGATGGTTGGTTGGGCACTGATTATCATGGTAAAAGAATTGACTGTAACAAACCAGGTAGTGTTGGAGTCTTATTTGGATCAAGCGGAAAACAATATAGAAGAAAACTACACCCACAGGCAGGTAATTTTGATTCAACCACATCAAAAGAACAGATGATAAAAAAAGGTGATGAATTAATTGATAATCTGTACCCTATAACAAAGTTACATCCTCGTTTGTATAAAAGATATGATCATGCAAGGTGGATGCAATTCAATGTTCTTGACCCAAGTTTACCGAACAGTTGACAAGTGTGTAAATTTTTGTTACTATAAATAGATCGGAGTGACTTTTGTTTTCACTCGGCTCCCCGTAAACCAAGACCTATAGGGAGAATAAATTACGTCTTTTTCTTACCCCC